ATATATATTTTTTACAACTGCTTAATTATTGCACAGTGACAAGGAAATCCCAGTCACTGTATAAAAAATAGGCAACTTATGAAAAGACATATAAGGCCTACATCTGAGCAGCGTAATGAGGTTAATGACTTAGTGTTAGATATCCAGAAGCTATTGGAGGGAAGGGAGTGGGGACCTAGTCTGGCGGCGTTGACTATATGTATTGGGGAGATGGGAGAGATGATTGATACGGAGGATCAGTTAGACTTTGTATCTTATGTAGCTGGAGTGATTAGTGGGATCTTACATGTTAGGGACAAAGATTTACATTAACAGGGAGATGGTGGCTGCTAGGGCTGATTTAGTCCGGGCGGTCTGTATGGAGATAAAGATGACTGAGGTTCAGAGGGAGGTCTTTTTGTTTATAGATGAGTACTGGATAGAGTTTGGATTTGGTCCATCTCTACGGGATATCTGTGATTACAGAAAGAAGCCTGGACTTGGCAATACGGCAAAGATAATAGATAGGTTAGTTAAGTTAGGGGTTTTAAAGAGAGTTAAGGGAATGGGTAGGAGTGTAAGGCCTGTGTATTTAAACTTTAGGAAGTTGGACTGATGGGTATTGCAGAGATGATCTCTCAGTTGCCGGCTGCTGAGCAGGCTAAGCTGTTTGAGGACGTAGCCCAGTATAAGGGAGCTTTGACGCGGGAGAAGGCGCAGGTAGACTTTATGGCTTTTGTTAAGGAGATGTGGCCTGGGTTTATACATGGTAGGCACCACGTTCTAATGGCAAAGAAGTTTCAAGAGATTGCAGATGGGAAGTTAAAGAGGCTGATTATCAATATGCCGCCGCGACACACTAAGTCTGAGTTTGCTTCTAATATGTTGCCTGCTTGGTTCTTGGGTAAGTTTCCAGAGAAGAAAGTTATTCAATGCTCTAATACGGCAGAACTGGCAGTTGGCTTTGGCCGGAAGGTTAGAAACTTAGTGGGGTCTGAGCAGTATTCTAAGATATTCCCTAATGTGTCTCTAAGGGCTGATTCTAAAGCAGCAGGACGTTGGGCTACTAGTCACGGGGGTGACTATTTTGCTATTGGAGTTGGCGGGACGGTAACGGGTAAAGGAGCTGACTTATTAATAATAGATGACCCTCACTCAGAACAAGAGGCTAAGCTAGCACAAGGAGACCCTAGTGTATTTGACTCTGTATATGAGTGGTATACGTCTGGGCCTAGGCAGAGACTTCAGCCTGGAGGGGTCATTATTGTAGTAATGACTAGATGGTCTGATAAGGATCTGACGGGAAAGCTATTAAAGAATGATACTGAATGGGATATCGTGCAATTACCGGCGATACTACCCAGTGGAAATGCTCTGTGGCCTGAGTTCTGGGATATAAGTGAGCTATTAGCTCTAAAAGAAGAGCTGCCTGTATATAAGTGGAACGCCCAGTACCAACAAACTCCGACTGGAGAAGAAGGTGCTCTAATTAAAAGAGACTGGTGGCAGATATGGGAGCGCGACAGGCCTCCAAAATGTGATTTTATAATACAATCGTGGGATACTGCGTTTACTAAAAGCCAAAGAGCTGATTATTCGGCTTGCACCACATGGGGGATTTTCAATTTAGACGAAGATCCTGAGAATGTGAACATTATAATGTTGGATGCGTGGAAGGATAAGCTAGAATTCCCTGATCTGAAGGACACGGCGAAAAGGTTCTATGATGAATGGCAGCCTGATGCCTGTATTATTGAGGCTAAAGCTGCTGGAGCGCCGCTAATATTTGAGTTACGGCGTATGGGGGTGATGGTATCGGACTATACGCCGACGCGGGGCAATGATAAGTTCGTTCGGATCAATTCTGTGACGGATTTGTTTAGGTCTGGGCGGGTATGGGCTCCGGAGACCAAGTGGGCGGATGAGGTTATAGAAGAAATGGCGAGATTCCCCAATGCGGAGCATGATGACTTGGTGGATTCTACGGTGCAGGCGCTGATACGGTTTAGACAGGGTGGGTTTTTAAGGCTCGACTCTGATGAGGAAGATGATAATATTGGTTTTAGACGAAAGAAGACTTATTACTAGGGAGTAAACATGGACTTTGACAAGGCTTTGTACCCAACCCCTCTAATGGATGAGGAAGGCGATAACGAGGACGTAGAAATAGAGTTAAGTGGTGGAATTGATGAGTCTGAGGATGACGATCCTGAGTTTGAGATCAACCTTGCTGAGGAAATGGACGAGGGTGAGCTAGCTAGTATTGCTGGTGACTTGATACAGGACTATGAGGACGATGTAAGCGCAAGAAAGGATTGGATGCAGACATATGTTGACGGTCTGGAGCTGTTGGGCATGAAGATTGAGGAACGTGCTGAGCCGTGGGAGGGTGCTTGTGGAGTTTACCATCCGCTGCTAGCGGAGGCCTTGGTCAAGTTCCAGTCCGAGACAATTATGTCTACGTTCCCAGCATCTGGCCCTGTGAAGACTAAGATTGTTGGCAAGGAAACGCAGGAAGTACGGGACGCTGCTGAGCGAGTTCAGGAGGATATGAACTACCAGCTAACTGAGGTGATGGTTGAGTTCCGGCCTGAGCATGAAAGACTACTGTGGGGCCTGGGCTTGTCGGGCAATGCGTTCAAGAAGGTATATTTTGACCCGTCTTTGGATAGGCAAGTATCTTTGTTTGTCCCTGCGGAGGACGTAGTTGTTCCTTATGGCGCCTCAAACATAGAAACATCTGAGCGCGTTACTCACGTAATGCGTAAGACCAAGAATGAACTGAAGCGGCTAATGGCTGCTGGGTTTTACCGCGATATAGATTTACCTGATCCAGTCAATACGCTAGATGAAGTTGAGAAGAAGATAGCGGAGCAGATGGGGTTTAGGGCAACGATGGATGACCGGTATAAGCTACTGGAAATGCAGGTATACCTTGATTTGCCTGGGTATGAGGATGAAGAAGATGGCGAAGAGACGGGCATTGCTCTGCCGTACATTGTAACAATAGACAAGGGTACTCAGGACGTATTGGCTATTCGTCGTAACTGGCGGCCAGAAGATCCTACTAAGCAGAAGCGGTCGCACTTTGTGCATTATGGATACATACCTGGATTTGGATTCTATTGCTTTGGGCTGATCCATCTAATTGGTGCATTTGCCAAGTCAGGTACTTCTATCATTCGTCAGTTGGTGGATGCGGGTACTTTATCTAACCTACCTGGCGGATTGAAGACTAAAGGTATGCGGGTTAAGGGCGATGACACTCCTATTGCTCCGGGGGAGTTTAGGGATGTGGACGTAGCGTCTGGAACTATTCGGGACAACATCTTACCCCTGCCGTACAAGGAGCCAAGTCAGGTCCTGTTCCAGTTGATGAATCAGATCATTGAGGACGGTCGCAGATTTGCCTCAGCAGCTGACATGAATGTTTCTGACATGTCTTCTAATGCGCCTGTAGGTACTACGCTGGCGATATTAGAGCGGTCATTGAAGGTTATGTCTGCGGTGCAGGCGCGTATCTATTACTCGATGAAGCAGGAATTCAAGCTGCTTAAAGAGATTATTAGAGACTGCACACCAGACTCCTATGACTACCAGCCGATAGAAGGCAGCCGCAAGGCGAAGAAAGCTGACTATGACCACTGCGATGTTATCCCTGTATCAGATCCTAATGCTTCTACTATGGCGCAAAAGGTTGTGCAGTATCAGGCGGTAATGCAAATGGCAACGGCAAATCCACAGATCTATGATCAAGTGGAGCTAAACCGCCAGATGCTAGAGGTCTTGGGGATTAAGAATATTGAGAAGCTTGTTCCAGCTGCAGAGGACTTCAAGCCAAAAGATCCTGTATCAGAAAATATGGCGGTATTGAACGGCAAACCAGTTAAGGCCTTTATCTATCAGGACCATAAGGCGCATCTAGCCGTACACCAGGCTATGGCACAAGATCCAAAGCTGGCGCAGCTTATGGCACAAAATCCACAGGCGCAGGTAATGATGGCGGCAGGTTTAGCTCACATTAACGAGCACATTGCATTCCAATATCGCAAAGAGATAGAGGAGCAATTGGGCGTTCCATTGCCGGCTATGGATGACGAATTGTCTAAGGATATGGAGGTTGAGGTATCGCGGATGATGGCGGCAGCGGCAGGCAAGCTCTTGCAGAAGGATCAGGCAGAAGCTGCACAACAGCAAGCTCAGCAAGCTCAGCAAGATCCTATTGTTCAGATGCAGCAGCAAGAGCTCCAGCTCAAGGCTAAGGAAGTTGAGTTGAAGAGTAGAGAGGTAGATATAAAAGAGAAGCAGTTGATAATTGATGCAACTTCCAAGGCAGATACTTTGGATCTTGAAAAGGAAAAGATTGCATCCCAGCAGAAGATTGCCGGCATGCAAGTTGGCGCGAAGTCTGCAAAAGATAAGGCAACGCTGGAAGCTAAAATGGAGTTCGAAGGTACAAAGCTTGGAGCAAAGATATCGAAAGAGAAGGCAGAGTTTGAGTCGCGCAACCATTTAGAAACCGCTAAGTTATTGGCTAAGGCAGCTGAGGCCGCAGACAAACATAAGGAAAGTGATGGAAAAAACTCTAGAAATAATTCTTGAGCAAGTAAGAAGAAAGAGGGATCAGATATCCAGTGCTATCGTCACAAACGGAGCAAAGGATTACCCAGAGTACCAAAAACTTTGTGGGGAGATTCGAGGTCTATCCCTATCAGAGGGCTTTATCCTTGACCTTGCAAAAACCATGGAGCAAGAAGATGACTGAAATCGCTACAGAAAGCGACGATGCAACAGAAGAAACAAAGGCAACGCAATTACCTAAGCCGACTGGCTACCACATCCTGGTAAGCATACCGGTTATAGAAGAGAAATATGATAGTGGCCTTTTGAAGGCTGACACCACCCGTCAGTTTGAAGAAGTGCTTAGTACCGTATTCTTTGTAATTGCTTTAGGACCGGACTGTTACTCCGACAAAGGGAGATTCCCGGCAGGTCCTTGGTGTAAGGAAGGAGACTTTATCTTGGCTCGTCCTAGTTCAGGAACCCGTTTGAAGATCCACGGCAAGGAATTTAGGTTGATAAACGATGACACGGTAGAGGCAGTAGTAGAAGACCCAAGAGGAATCAGTAGGATTTAAAATACCGAAAGGTAACAATTAAGGAGAATACAATGGAAGATGAATATGAGTTTCCGGATGAGAAAAAGGCTGAGGCTGCCCCTGAGTTTGAGTTTGAGATAGAGGACGATACTCCAGAGAAGGACAGAAACCGGGACGCTATGCCCAAGGAAGTGGTTGATGACCTAGATAAGGATGAGCTGGAAGAGTACTCGGACTCTGTTAAGACTAAGCTTAAGCAGTTTAAGAAGGTCTGGCATGATGAGCGCAGAGAGAAAGAGCAGGCACTGCGTGAGCAGGGTGAGGCTCTGGCTTACGCCCAGAGCGTTCAGGCTGAGAACAAGGCTCTCAAGTCACGCATAAGTGATGGCGAGAAGAGCCTTATAGAAACGTACAAGGGTGCTGCGGAACTTGAGATTAATGCAGCCAAGAGGGAGTATAAGGAGGCATATGATCTGGGAGATTCAGATCAGTTGGTAAACGCCCAAGAGAAATTATCAGGTGCACAGTATAGGTTACAGAAAGCAAAAGAATACGTACCCACTTTACAAGAACCAGAAATTGCTGTAAATAGACAAGCTGAAGTCTCAAAACCTGATTCACGGGCTATGGCGTGGCAAGAGCGCAATACCTGGTTCGGG